CAACACATGTCTGGTCGAAGTTTACCACAGCGGTTGCTCAGAGCGAGGGCTCGATGGTGTCGGCGGCAGAGGCGGGTGGTTTCCTCGACTTTGAAATCGGAAAAGACAAGTACCGCCTTGTTACATCAAGAGAGCTCTCTGAAGAAGAGCGAGAGCTCAAATCACTGTACCCTGCACACATTATCAAGACCGATTTGTTTAAGGATGACGAAATCGGAGCCAGATTTGAGACGATTCGAACAAAACTGACTGTGCGCATCACTGACACGGACCTGGCTGCACTAGTGTCGGATTTCACAGAATGTCTCAATAACTTCAAACAAGTACAAAAGTTTTTTGAAGTACATCAAGACTTGACACCCGTGGCGAAACATTTCGAGAACTTCACCCTCCGTCGCTACCTGTCAAACTGGAAAGTAGCGCTTATGAAGTCCTTGTCTCTGTCTGAAGGTCGCTACGAGATTCACATTAACGTAGTCATTGCTGCCATCCACGCTAAGATCAACTCAGCGTCTCGCGTCCACCAACAAGCATCCGAGGAGGTGCGCCGTGAGTGTGCAAAGAAAATAGCACAGTTGGACGAAGCAAAGGCGCTCGCGCTGGCTGACGTGCAAGAAATGAAGATTCTTGCTACTCTCACTGGAGGTTTCGTCGACCAGTCTGACAGCGTAAAAGAGCGTGCTAGAGTTGAATTCCTGAAACAAGATCCTGATGTAAAAGCGGACGGCTTCCTACCATGGGCCAAAATTTGGTGGGATGGAGTCAAATTCTCTGATGTGTTGACAACAGCAGGAGGAATTGTCACAAGTGATGCGTTCAAGAAATTTTTTCTTGAACAATCATTTGGAGACACTTCTCACTGAACCCATTTCCCGCTCTTTTGAAAAAGCCGTTGCTAAATACGGGTACTTTTATAATTTAGAACAGCAAAACGACACTCTTTTTAAGCATTTAGTCTGTGTGAACACTGAAAAACAACATGCTCCCCTCTCTGGAAGAGGACCATGCAAAATAAATAAATTTTTCCAAAACACTCTCTCAGCACTCGGAGGGAGTGAGACTCGGGCTATAGATATGTATAAGAAATTTGGACGATTTGGAGGAGGCAGGATGGACACTCTCGTCTACATGAAGAATTATGATAAAGAACCTTTGTGTAATTGGAAACCACGCATGCTACCCCAGACAATGTGTGAGAAGATCTTTGGAGCGGACAAAATAGCTCTAGGAGATATATTCTTTTCCATCGTGGAACCAGACGTTCCTTCTGATACAAGTCCTGGCATAACATACAAACGACTCGGTTTCACTAAGAAAGCTGACGCACTACCCCTTGCACAAGAATTTCTGCTCGATTTACTTAACAAAGTTAGATCGAAGGAAGGCTGTGACACACCCACTCTACTGTGGTGTGTTGGAGGTAGGCCCAAGTTTACCGAAGTGAAATCTGCGTATGTGAAGGTTTCCTCCAGAAAATCTGTTGGACGCAGTGTTTGGATGAGTGACATGGAAGAAGCTATCGTATCACGTCATTTTTCTAAACATATGAACAAAAAATACATGGGCAACCCTCTACAACACAAGGTAATGGTCAACATTGATAAAATACGAGACGCTCCCCTCTTACATGAGTGGGTCAAACAACACGAGTATTTTATTGAAGCAGACTACACCAAGTTTGATTCTTCCATTCCGGCTGATGTTGTGCTCTATGCTTTTGATGTTCTTGAAAACTTGTTTAGTAAAATGGATGATGTGAATCAGTACTTCTTCTCACTCATACGCACCAACTTCCTGCATAGTTATGTGGACTTGTCTGATGGTAGGCTCCTAAAGAAATTCCTCGGGGTACCCTCTGGTAGTGGTTTAACATCAATAATGAATTCTATCTGCAACTACATCATGCTAGATGAGATTCTTGTTAACCATTGCAAGTTACCAGAAGAAAATTGGAATGCATTGGTTTACGGGGACGATAGTTTGATTGGACTCAACATACCCCCCGGACCTCTACCATCTGCTTTCAAGGTGAGGAGGAGCCTCGTCAAGTATATGCCACTCGTCTTCTCTGCCACACTTAAAAATGAGGACACCAAATTGAGTCGAGATAAATACGTTAGGGTGGTGGAACCAGTTTATTCTGGTGACACAAGTAAAGGCACATCATTACTTAAACCTGATAGGCTCATTTATCATGACAAGGAGCCTGAGTGTGGAACATATAGGCTCATCACGAGTCATCGGTGGTGGTACGATTTCACGAAGACATGGAAATTTCTTTCTTACTCCATGACACCAGAAGGAAGAATGATACGTCCTACTAGTGAAGTGTTGGCGAGAGTGTTCCATCCCGAGACTCCAGTGAAGACCTGGGATGATCACGTGACAGTACTCAAGATGGCACTGCTTGAAAACTTTGATAATGCGCATACAAGGAACAGAATCTATCACTATCTCCTAGATGCGTGGTGGGTGATGAGTGCGAAATGCCCGCAAAAAGAGTTGCCACAAGTAGAGTCCAGTGTGTTACGGGGTCGATCGTTTTACCGTCATTCTTCCTTCTTTGTAAATCTACGGAGTCATCCTGAATTGGTAGATTTTAATAAATTTTGGGACGATTTAGAGTACAACATGAGAAGTCTTCACAACCGGCCCACTTTGGATGAAAGCTACTATCAAAACGTTAAACGGGGCAAGTTGACACAGATGATGCTTGACTCTGAGTCAAATCCTGCCTATTTTGATAGAGTTCTGGAAATTTCATCCAGGCTTGGTCTCCAGCCACCTATCAAAATTCGAGCCTACCACTTTGGAAAAAAAATCAAAAAAAAATATAATTTATTCACACAAGTAAAACACTTCCTCTATAATAGACTTTTCTATTATAATGAATGGGAGTACAATATATATAAAAAAAAAATTAAAAACATAAGTAAAAACATTAAAAAAGAATACCTGTCTGTTTTCACTACTCCAAGAGAGACATTTAAGAATCATGACCTTCTTGCTGTTTGTCATGGTTTTACTTTGAAAAATTTACCAAGCTTCCTGTAAGAGCGGGAAAATAAAAGAAAAAACAATACAAGTCTATGCGTTCCCAAGCGTATAGAATGGAAAAAAAGTTAATTTGGGGGGGCCTCT